GTGTCCACTAATAAGATATGGTAATGTTAGTTGTGATGAGTCCTCTGCTTCGTTTAGAAACTGGGAACGTTCGCTAGATAAATAGTCGTATCGTTCTTTTGCTGACATTGTTTTATACGTTTAATCCGATAGTTAAATTAGGTGATCCACTTGTATTATTTCTACTAGCTATTGATAAGTCTGAATAATTTCTTCTTCTTTTAGCTTCAGTTCCTGCAAGCCTAGATTGATCAAGGATAGATTCACCTGTTGTTTTGGCTTGTTTCATCTGCCAATTTACTACATTCTTTTTATCTTCAATTGAATAATCTTTACCACTGTACTGTCTCTTTAAAGATTCCCGTACAAAGTTTGGAGGCTTTGGAATATTTGAAGCGATTGACGTCTCGTTATTAATAGATGGAGCAGTAACTCCTTTTAATCCAGGCATTATAAATCTTAAATCAAAAACATCTTTAGGACTTAAATGTGGATTTGGCTTACCAAACCCATGTTCTCTATGGTAGTTTCCTGCTTTAGGATGACCGAGATCATGAAGTTTCCATGCTTCATCATCTAAATTAGCTAACTTAGGTGCTGGTACCCAAGGGTTTTTAGGATCTTCTTTAGGTGCTTCATATGGTTGGCCTGGAGACCCTCCTTTACCTGGGGGTATTTTCCCCATAGCCATATCACTACCGCCTATCCAGCTCCAAGGATTCTTTCCTGAGCTTCCTTGAGGTGAATAAGAAATACCATGTTGCCTAGCCCAATTATCTAAAGCTCTATTCTGAACTGAAGTTTCTGTTGCAGCACTAGTTAAAGATGTCCATCTATTAGATGCAGCGTCAGCTAGTCCTGCTCGTCTTT